AGAATATATATATGAGGAAAGTCAAGATGACGAGGATATGGAAAACTTTGCAGTTATGGACTTCCTAGAGGACTTATTAGTGGACTTTACAAAACAAGAACTAGACAGAGCTAGGGAAGAGGGTGGGGAATCTATAATAGCACAGTTGTCTTTAAGCGAGAACATGGAAAAGGTTGAGAGATTCTTCAGAGAAGCACCAATTGATTATGATGATAAGTGTAATTTGTGGTTTGATTTTCTATCTAAATTAACAACAAAGTAATATGACAGATTGGAGAGGAGATTTATTAAAAATAGGGATTATACCTGACGATATGCCAGACCAGACTAATTTTGTGTTGTTCAATTTAGATGAATTAGCTAACCATATGATTAAAGAACTAGACAAAGCAAGGGAAGAGGGGTATGAGAAGGGAAAGGATTACCAAGCAAGGTTAGATAGGGAATTATATGGAATGTCCTTTGAGCAGATTAAAAGTGGTGATTTTAACTTAAAAACCAAAGAAGATGAAAAGTAAAATAAATGTAAAGCAAGAGCAGAGAATAGGAAAGTTTGTAAGAGATTTTAGTATTGTTGTTCAAGACGAACGCTCTGTAAATTACAATATCCTAAGAAATATGTTAAGGGAATTACTCAACTCACAAGACCAAGAGGAGGAGAACACAGTTTGTGAAGGGGCGGTGTTTACAGATATGGAGTTAATAGCCATCGAAATAGCAGTGCAGAGGAGTTTGAAATTTGAAAAAGGTTTTGGCACAAAGAACGAAATGATACCAAACGGATACGAAGAGATACTTAGAAAGCTATCTAAATTAACAACAAAGTAATATGAAGAGATTAGGAGATAATACATTTGAATTAACACCAGTAGAAATTAAAGTATTGGAGATTATTAAGGATACAATCAAAGATGTTGAGTATGTAAAGAATAACCCAACATTCCAACAAAAAATAACCGAATTTGTAAAAAAAGACATTGCATTTGCAAACGAATACACAAGGCAAGACTGGGATATTATTGATTCTGCTTGTAAGATTTTGCAATACTGGAAATCTCAAAAATCCAAAATGACAGAAATAGAAAGGTATGAGGTTCAAAGAAGGGTTCTGGATTCTGTTATCTAAATTAACAACAAAGTAATATGGGATATCAGTTTATAGTTAATGGAGTAGTAATAGGTTTGTTAGTTCTAATTTTAGTTAAACTAAAAGCAAAGTAATATGAATAAACTACAAAAAGACCTAACTATACTTAACATAGCGGTAGGGGTAGCGTTACTTACTATGTTTGTTATGGGTATTTTAATTGTTACAGTGTTAATATGACCACTTACCCAGTAGAATTGAAGAATTACAACAGAAGAGCCGATCGCAGTATCTCCTTTAGAGCTGACTCTCTTTTAGAAATAGGAAGTAAGGAGATAGCCAAGATTGATGGACATATAGGCGATGTGGGGTTCTTAGTTTTAACAGACGCTCATAACCTGGACAACATTGATGTAGACGAGATACTAGAGGGGTTGCCAGAGAATGATTTGTATGACAACCACAAGACTCCTAGCCAGAGATTAAGGAATGTGTTGTATGTAAGACTAGAGCAGAAACTAGGTAGGAAGCCAGAGAAAGAAGAGTTTGCTATATACTACAAGAATCAAATGGAGGGGTTAATAAATAAATTTAAAGAGGAACTAGAATGAAGAAGAAGGATTTGGAAAACCATTGGGAGGAGTTGCAGTATAGGGAACAGAGGGTTTTGGAGAGAAGGTTTGCTCTTAGGGGAAAGCCATTCCTAACTTTGCAAGAGGTTGGGGACGAGTTTGGGGTAACTAAGGAGAGAATTAGGCAAATAGAGGCGAAGGGTTTGAAAAGGATAGGGGTTGGAATGATAAGAGATGGGCAAACAAAGGGCTTTGATGAGTTTCGAGAGGGAATTAAAGAGTTAAGGAAAGTTGTAAAGGAGGAGATACTATGATAATAACACTACTAATTGTTTGGTTGTTAAGTGCGTTGTTTAACATACCATTTTGGACAATGCTTTTAATAACACTACTTATTTTAATTTTATTTCCAAGGAGATGATAGAACTAGACAACAAAAAATACTACACATTAAACGAAGTAAGCCATATTACAGGGGTTCACTTAATGACAGTCTACAGGAGAGCAAGACAAAGGAATGTAGACGTTATAACTCACGAGGGTAAAAGATACTTAAATGAGCAATCGTTTGATATAATAAAAGAAGCAGGAAAGCCTGGCAGACCAGAGAAAAAAGATATTGACAAGGCTGTCGATATGGGCTAGACTACTTAATAACGTTTTAACAGACACAAATGCCCCGAAAACCTAGTAAGAAGACACTGAAGAATAAACTAGACAAAGCATGGTCACAACTTGTAAAACTCCAAGCAGGAAACAAATGTGAAGTATGCGGAAGCACCGAAACATTAAACAGCCATCATATTGTAGGAAGACGAAACCTCCGTTTAAGGTGGGAGCCTATGAATGGGGTTAGTCTTTGTGCTGGCTGCCATACCTTTCGTACCCAGTCATTTCATCAGAACCCTGTATGGGCTGATGTTTGGTTAAGAGAAAACAGAGGATCAGACCTCGAACTCATTAGGACTACTATGAATGAAATCCAGAAGTGGAGTATTGAAGATATGCAGGAAAAATTAGAGGAACTACAAGAGGAGTTAGAATCTAGTTAATTTTAGTTTCTGCCCAAATGAGTGGAGAAGCAAAGTTTTGTACAAGTAGCGAGGGAATGACGTCATACCTGTTATGGCACTCTGTGTACCCTGACAAGTTCGCAGAGTTTTCCTCGGGTCCTGTACTGTTGTTTTTTAAGGATAAAGACTACAATGGTATAATATATAACTACTGGAAGGGACACGCTATACCAATATGTGAACTTTCAGAGTGTCTAGTAGTTGCAAGAAGGATCTTTAGAGAAAAGAGAATAGACAATGATTGGTTCTTTGATATGTGGGATGAAATATACGATATAAGAGGAGACTACAAAGACCAAGGGAACTTAAGTTTACTAGAAGACGAGGATGACAGTCAGTAAGTCCTGGACAAGAGATATATACGAAGCAGACAGAAGAGAGAAATACAGAAAGAATTACGACGAAGCATTTGGTAAGGGTAAGAAAACTAAAAAGAAAGAGCCTAAGAAGACCAGGGAAGAACAGATAAGAGAAGACCTAAGTAAAGCATGGCTAGAACACTTAAACGGAAAAGGAGAGGGTAACTTTTTAGACATAGTAGTTGAATATATTGTTAAGCATAATTAACCTATAGTTCCAAACAATGGCAAATACAGAAGTACAAAGAAAAAGTGAAAACAAAGGAATCATCGCTGGAATAGACAGGGAGTTCTTTAGGTTATACTGTGAGGAGAACGAGGAGTTACAAAAGAGTGTGGAGGATTTAATCAATTTACGAAATACCACACAGGATGAGAGAATAAGGGTTGATATAAATAAGTATATAATTAGTCAGTTGATAGGGAATCCAAAACAGGCAACTGAGATAGAGGCTGGAACGGGAATAGAGATAATAGTTAAGTCGGGGATAATAGATGATAGTAAGACAGAAGACACAGATTAGTCTAAATTTGTGGTATCCAGAGTTTATAACTCCTGCGTTAAAAGATACTTCGCATATTACTGTGATACCAGCTGGGAGGCAGATTGGAAAAACATATAATACTGCTCAGTGGCTTATTGACGAAACAATGAAGCTAGGTCAGCAGACTCTTTGGGTGGACACAGTTCATGGAAACATAGACAAGTATGTGAAGAGAATATTTTTACCGATACTTTCTCCAGTTATTAGGTATGTCAAATGGCATGAACAAAAGAAGATATTGGAACTTCCAAGGGGAGGAATTGACTTTGGCTCTGCACAGAAGCCTGAAAATTTAGAGGGATTTAATTACCCACGGGCCGTACTGAATGAGGCTGGACATATTCTTAAAAAGGAATCTCTCTGGTACAACACACTAGGTGCTATGATTAAGGACGAAAAGAACCAGACCAAGGTAATAGGAACACCAAAAGGAAAGGGGTTGTTTTCTAAATTGTATGAGAAGGGAGTAGCAGGAGACCCAGGGTATGCTTCTTATAGGTACACAGTATTTGATTCTCCATTCTGGAACAACGAGCAGATAGAAAGTGTAAGGGTGTCTACACCTACAGCTATATTTAATCAGGAATACTTAGCCTCGTTTGAAGACTTTGTAGGGCTTATTTATCCTGACTTTAACCACGAGAGGCACATGACTTCTTATCCTGACAAAGATATTAGGGATATATTCTTTATTGGTATTGATATAGGGTGGACTAATCCTACTGCTATTCTTTTAATGAAAGAGGACATTAACCATAATGTTTATGTGTTAGACGAAATACAAGATGTTTCCTTAGACGCTCCCGGAATATCAAGACAGATACAGTCTATTTTAATCAGGAATGATGTTAAGAAAACAGACATAAGTTCCTTTATTATTGACCCAGCAAGTAGGAAGACAGAAAGCACAAGCACTATGTCTATGTTTGACCAGTTAGTAGAAGAGGGTTGGCCATTGGTATCTGGTAACAATGATGTGTTGGCAGGTATCAGTAGGGTCACAAGACTGTTAAAAGAAAACAAACTGTTCTTTACTAACAAGTGTGAGAAGCTAAGGCAAGAGATAGAGGAGTATCACTGGAAGGAAGTCCCAGAAGATTCAGACCAGGATAGAAACAGGCCATTTAAGGTTAAGGATCATAGCCTAGACGCTTTAAGGTATGTTGTTATGAGCAGACCAGACTACTTTGAGCACCCTAGACTTGACCCTTATGGGAGGGTTGTTAGTGATACACAAGACATTACATACCAAGACCCTGAGGAGGATGATATTATTGATATCTTTGACCAAGGTGGAGATTTAATGGAAGATGGAGGTTCAGTTTATTGATATAATTAACTATGAAGCTACTGCTCGGAGACTGCAAGAACAAACTTAAAGAACTAGAAGATAACTCTATTGACAGCATAGTAACAGACCCTCCCTACGGAATATCCTTTATGGGTAAGAAATGGGATTATGATGTACCCCAAGTAGAGGTATGGAAAGAGTGTTTAAGGGTTTTAAAGCCTGGTGGGTATTTACTATCCTTTGCAGGTACAAGAACACAACATAGAATGGCTGTTAATATTGAAGATGCAGGATTTGAGATAAGAGATATGATAGCTTGGGTATATGGTTCAGGATTTCCTAAATCGTTGAATATAGGTAAAGCCGTTGATAAGTTACAGGGGAGGGAGAGAAAAGTGGTTAAAAGTATTGATATTAGCCATAGTGAAAGAGGCGATAGAAATATATCAGAACAAAACTATATAAGAGATGTGGGGGTATTTAACTTTGATAAAGAACAAAGAGATAAGAGAGATAATTACACTACCAAAGGCACTTCCGAGTGGGAAGGTTGGGGTACTGCTCTTAAACCTGCACTTGAACCTATTACAGTAGCAAGGAAGCCATTAGGAGAGAAAACAGTAGCAGAGAATTGTCTTAAATGGGGAGTAGGTGGAATAAATATTGATGGGTGTAGGGTGGAATATACAGATGGAACATCAGAGGAACAGATAAGAAGAAAATATACAGGAAGTAACGAGGGGAACGGTAGTGTTACTAATAACTTCGGTGTAAAGGAGATAAAAATGACAAGCGAATCAACTCTTATAGGTCGCTTCCCTGCCAACCTAATCCACGATGGTAGTGAGGAAGTAGTAGAGTTGTTTCCGAATAATAAATCTAGCGATGCAGTAAGAAAAAATAGTGTTGGTTGGGGAACTAATGGGATTTACGGAAAGGGTAATGCATGCGATAGTTATGGTTATTCCGACTCAGGTTCGGCAGCACGATTCTTTTATTGTGCCAAAGCTAGTAAGAGAGAAAGGAATATAGGGTGTGAAGATATGGAGGAACAAATTGTTAATGATGGTAGAGAGAAAGATATAGATAACGCATATCAAAGAGGAACGACATTAAGAAAGAATACTCATCCCACAGTTAAGCCGATTGCTTTAATGGAGTATCTTGTAAAGCTAGTAAGTAGAGAGGGGCAGGTGGTACTAGACCCATTTATGGGCAGTGGTACAACAGGTATGGCTTGTAAGAAGTTAGGTAGAGATTTTGTAGGTATAGAAATGGAGGAAGAGTATATTGAAATAGCCAAAGCAAGGATAGAGGGAACGGATCGTGACAAGCCCAAAGAGCAGTTAAACTTGGTGTGATATAATTAATATATGGAACTAATGTTGGCAATCATAGCGGCTATTGCAGTAATAGGCTTAATAGTAATGGGGTTAGTTATTGTTATTGTTTCCAAAAAGGAAAGAGAGAGTTTACACCAGCTTATTAAGAGTAGAGACTTAACAGAATACATATCAGTACAGGACGAGGAAGAAGAAGAACCAGAAGAGCCAGAAGTAGAAATAGACATTACAGAGATACCAATGTTATCGGAGGAATCGAGGGAATAAGTTTAAGCTAGAGTACGATGGCATTAAAAGACACCATTAAGGGTTTAGTAGGTAAGCCAGAAAGAGAAAGTGAGGAGCAGTACGATGAGACATACTGGTTAGAATATACAGACGCTAAGTTTCAAGAGAGTAAAAACTTTAGGAGTTCTAACATAGAAAGACAGTGGTTTATTAACGACGCTTACTACAGAGGGTGGCATAATGTAAAGTACAACAAGGATACTGGTAAGTTAAGTTGGGGAAGTAAAGACCCCTTGGACTTTCAGATTAACCAGGTGTACTCAATTTGTAGGGCTATTAGGGGTGCTGTAACCAGGACTCAACCTACATGGGATGTTGACGCATTACCTTACGCTACTGTCGACCCACAGACTTCACAGGTACTAGGACAATACTTAGCATTTATGTACGACAAACTAAGAATGAAGCAGTTGGTTAAAAGGGCTGTTTTATTTGGCTTACTTTATGGGCAGGGTATATTCCAGTACGGATACAGTGCAGAAGAAGACGATGGAGAGGGACTGCCATGGGTGCAGGTACTTGACCCATTTGACACTTACATTGACCCTTACGCTAGTTCTATTGCAGACGCTAGGTATGTGGTTAAAGTTATATCAAGACCTAAAGAGATAGTTGAACAAAATCCTGTATACGATCAGGAAGCAGTCAAGGAATTAAGCACAACCTCTAAGACTTCAGAGAGTATGTATAAGGAGCTTATCAACACAAACACTAACGACACTACAGCCACAGGAGATAATATGCTACTTCACGAAACATGGTGTGTTACTAAGGAGGGCATAAGAGTAATAACAACCTGTGACGGAAAGATACTAAGAAACGAATTGACAGACTTTAAGAAAATACCTTTTGAAATATACAACCCTGACATAAACACAGGAGAAATATATGGAGAAGGTTGGGTTAAGAATCTTGTACCTTTAAACAAGGCACTTAATTACTTAGAAAGAGCTGTACTTGAATACAACATACTCTTTAGTAAGGGTAAGTATATAACCGACAGTAATTCAGGTATTAAGATAATCAATAATAAGAACGGACAGATTTTAAGACACAAACCAGGACACAACATACAGCAAATGGACATGAAGCCAATGAGTAGTACTCCGTTTGACCAGATAAACAACCTCAAGGATTACATGCAGAACATAGGAGCTGCTCACGAGGCGTTCATGGGTAAAGCACCACAAGGAGTAACGGCAGGGGTGGCCTTTGACACTTTAGTAGCTAATGCTTACACCAACATTGTAGACTTAATAGACAACCTTGCAGACTGTTTAAGCAGACTAGGCGAAGACATACTAAACATAAGTTACGACCACCAGTTAATAACCAAGCCTTTCAGAACAGAAACAGGAGACGTTTACTCGGTAATTAGCGGACAGGTAGAAGAAGTGCCAGAGGACGTTGTAGCAATACCAAGAAACCCAGAGGTTAAGGTTAAGATAGCAGGAGGTATTTCACACACCAAGGAAGGTAAGAGAGAGATTCTAACAATGTTAAGAGGTGGAGGTGATATAAGTAGACAGACTTTACTACAAAACTTTGACATTGACCCAGAGGAAGAGAAACAGAGGTTAATGGACGAGAAAATGGAAATGGTAGAAATGGCTCAAGCACAGGAAGCCATGATGGCCCCACCAGCACCAGAGGGTGTTGCATTAGAACAGCAAGTACCAGAAGTACCAATATAAAAACTTGTGATTTTTGCGTAGGGGGTCTTCCTCGAACCCCCTGCACAAGGCTCATAAGTGCCTATGCTATAATATAGTAGAGGTCACAAGCCTATCGAGGAGGTTCTTTATATAATTTTATCCACCTAATCGTCACTGAAGACGTTAAAATGTAGGTTATTTTTATGGATAACGAGGTAAATGATGTAAATACAGTAGAGCAAACTACTGACTCCTCATCAGGGTTAGAACAAACAGCACCGGATACTAACATCTCTGCTGGAGAGCAGTCAAACACTCAAGTATCAGAAGGTGATGAAAATGTCACGGATTCTTTGGAGGAAAAGAAGATTCCTTATGACAGGTTTCAAGAGAAGGTCCAGGAGCTTAATACAATGAAAGAGCAAATGGCCGAACTCAAGGCAAAAGCCGAAATAGCTGACAGACTCCAACAGGCTGTTAGTCCTCAGGTAACTTCTCCTGAGCAACAGGCTAGACAGAGACAACTGGAAGCAGCTAGAAAGGAGCTTGAGCAAATGGGATACGTTGACAGAAATACTGTTGACCGTTTAGTAGAGGAAAAGCTTAATGCGTACAAATGGCAAGAGAGGTTCGTTAATCAAATGGACCAGCTCGGTAAAAAGTACACAGGTAAAGATGGAGGCCCTAAATTTGAAGCCGAAGAGGTTGCCAAGTTTATGGACGAGCAAATGGCAAGAGGGAATCAGATAACTGATCCTGAAATAGCGTTTAAGCTTATGAATCTTGACCAAATAGCAGACTCTAAAGCTAAAGCCCAGAAGTCGAGCACTTATAGTGAGGCCCCTGGTAAGCCGATTCATTCGGAAACTGACCAGAGAAAGGCCGATTTGGAAGCCGCTGCCAAAACCGGAAAGATTTCGGAGTTCTTGAAAAAGTACGCCGCTCCTTCCGAATAATCGAGGCTTTAAATTAATAATTTGGTTCAAATGGCAAACTTTACAACATACGACAAGACCACGAACCATGAAGACCTAACTGACGTTTTAGTCACAATGGGACAGATGAAGACCCCTATGTTCTCCAATCTTCCTAAGGTTAAAGCAAAGAGTGTTCTTCATGAATGGCCAATTGACTCCTATGCAAATGCAGCCGACAATGCACAGATTGAAGGTTTTACCTACAGTTTTGCAGCATTAACAGCTCCATCAAGAGGTCAAAACTACACACAGATATTTGCTAAAGACGGTAAAGTCTCTAAGACTCAAAGAGCCGTAGACCCAGCAGGATACAAAGACGAGTATGCCTACCAGGTTGAGAAAGCTCTTAAAGAGATTGGTAGAGACATCGAGAAAGCACTTATCAATGGTAGTGCCGCAGGTAGTGGTGCAACAGGAACAGCTAGAACTTTGAAGGGAATCCTCGCTTGGATAACCACCAACGTTTCTACTGGAACTGGAACAGGAAGGGACATCAAAGAGTCCGAGTTAAATGACTTACTTGCTGATATTTACGCAGCAGGTGGTGATCCTGATACCATTTTAGTAGCTCCTAAACAGAGAAACAAAATGGGTGACTTGTTCGAGAGTTCAAGACAGTTCGTAGACAGTGTGAAGACATTCACATCTGCAATCGCAGTTTATGAATCCAACTTTGGTATGATGCAAGTAGTAACGGATATTCAAATGCCTAATAGTGTAATAGCAGTATTAGACTCAAGCACTTGGAAAATTCCTCAACTACGACCAGTAGCAAAGGAGGAAACAGCTAAGGTTTCAGACGCTGATGGGTTTGTAGTAGTCGGTGAATTGACATTAGCTTCTTACGCAGAGAAGTACAATGGACAAATCACAGGACTCGCATCCTCATAGTCTTACATGGCAGGGGGCTTCGGCCCCTTGTCGTCTTAATTTAGAGGAAACATCATGGCAAAAACAGAGGAAATACTAGAATCAATCGCCCCTAAGAATGAAAGGGAGCGACTTATCTTTAAAGAAGCTATCCAGAACATAGTGAGAAAGTTAGACTCACAAAACAAGAAAATGGTAGACAACAACATACCCTTGTTTAAAGCTAACTATAAGCAAAGACAGGGAGGTGGGGACGGCTTTTCTAATGATAGGGAAATGAGGTTGATTGCAGTAATTCCTACTGAAATGGTGACTATTGCAAAGAAGATGTATGGCGATGACGTGTTAACTAACAAGGCTAAGTTTAAAGAGGCCTTTGTTAAGAACGAGGAGGGTAGGTACTGTTTAACAGTAGACCCTAAAAGTATATAAACTTAATCGAGGAAACTCATGGAGAAGAGATTACTTAGAGTGTTGTGGTTACCAGCTGATGACGGAGGTTGTGGACACCACAGGGTTAGAATATTTGACGAGGCTTTTAATCGCTTAAAGTTAGCAGAGAGCCTTATACTTGACCCCAGTGAAGACGAAAAAGAAACTAGGGTAGCAGTAGAGTATGCTGATGTTGTAGTAGCAAGGCTTAATACCACTCCCTACACGAAACTAATTAAAAAGACCTGGCCTAATAAGGTTTTAGTATTTGACCATGATGACAATACTTTAGAAACAAAACCTAGCAACCCAGCGTACAAGGATTTTGGTGTTGAGGATATATGGGTACCAGTGGACAATGTTAAAAAGACTTCTGCTTACAAAGAAGCTACAGTAGGTACAAGGCTTAAAATGGAAGAGAGAGGAGAGGTTCCTTTATGGGTTACAGGAATAACACAAGGTTTTAACAAGTTTAACAACCTTGACCACCACATGAATTTAATATGGAACTTATCAGCGTGTAGTTTAGCTACTTCCCCAGTACCAGAATTGACCAAGAAATGGGGAGCGTACAGTGATCTGGTAGCGACTGTGCCTAATTGTTTAGACATGAGCTACTACCCTGATGTAGAAGTTAAGAGTAAAAAGAAAGAAATTAGAATAGGTTGGAGTGGAGGAAGTTCTCATAGTATGGACTTAAAGACTATAATTCCTTCTATTAAAAAACTAGCCAAAGAGCATGACATAAAGCTTGTAATAAGTGGTAGTAATTTCCCTGAAATCTTTAGTCAATTAAAAGACATTGTAGAATACCACCCTTGGACTAAATGGGAGGCACACCCTTACAGAATGAAACTACTTGATTTAGACTTTGCTATTATTCCTTTATCTGATGACGAGTACTTCAATATGTACAAGTCGGAGCTCAAGATGATGGAGTTTGCAGCCCTCAAGGTTCCTATGATAATTAAAGACCAGTTACCATACTCTCCTTACATTAAGAAAGGGGAGAACGCACTAGCGTACAAAACAGAAGAAGAATTAGACAAGTGCCTAGAGCTTATGATAGAGGGTAAAAACAGAGACAAGATGATAGAGAACGCTTACGAATGGGTAACTACACACAGGAATGTAGACAACATAGCCAAGGACTTAGTAAAAGTTTACAAGAATCTTACGCCAGAGAAAACACAAAAACTCGTGGTATAATTAAGTAGGTAATCGAGGAATATTTAATTATTAGGAAATGACAATGACATTCCTCGAAATGCAACAGGCTGTTGGCCACCTCATAAATCAGGATGTTACTTCGGACAATCTTACAGTAACGGAAACTGAGGTGAAACTCAATTTAAACAGAGGTTACCAGAAAGTTGTAAACAGAATTGCCTCTTTAGCCCAGGATTATTATGTACGACTCTCGAAGGCAAACTTAACAGCCTCCCAGAGCCTCTACGGGCTTCCTAGCGACTTCAGAAGGATGATTAGGGTAGAAGTAGCCCCTACATTAGCTACCGAGCGTTACAAGGCCTACAGGGTTGATACTAATGCGTTCGATGATCCTGTTGATTATTCAGGAGATTCTACTAGCCCCACCTACAGTATGAGGGGTAAAAACATTGAGATAAAACCAGTTCCTACTAACAACATTACTAACGGGTTGTGGATGTATTATGTAGAAACAGTAGAAGACCTAAGTGCAGACGATGATGTTCCTAATATACCACCACAGTTTGAAGATTTACCCATAGAGTATGCAGTAGCCAAGGCTAAGGCAAGGCTTGGGTTAATGGACGAGGCACAAATGCACCTAGCAGAGTTTTACAGAGAATTAGAAGAAATGACCAGTGCATTAGTAAATAGTAATAGTGACGACCCAGAGCAGGTTGTAGTTAGAGACCCTTATTTTAATTAGTTCTTTAAATGACTAACTGGACAGAAGTTGAAGACGTAACAACTGAGTACGGAAGTGGGGATATAGACGACGCTATCCTTTCAGAGGATGGTGCTTATATGCTTACGGAGGACGAAGAGTACATAGTAGCAGAAGGCCCTATAACTGATTACACAGAAGTAGCAGACTCAAGTGAAAGATACATACCTTTTGGAGTGGGGTTAAAGATAGCTACAGAGTCTTTTGCTTGGTTATTAACAGAGGGAACTAGAATAAGATTGATACACAGTAAAACAGATTGGAGTGAAGTAGGGGATTCAAGTACAAGTTATACAAAAGTCGGGGACGCTTAATTAAGAATTATATAAATGGCTAGAGAAGAAAAAACAATATCAGAATTAACAAACCTTCCTTCAGTAACAAGGAGTGAAGATTTAATAGTAGTAGTTGATGTTAGTGATACAACCGATTCAGCTTACGGAACTACTAAAAAGACTTTAGTTAGTGAATTTATTGGAGACACTGGGGCGACTGGCCCTAAGGGTGCGACTGGTTCAACTGGTCCTACAGGTCCCCAAGGAATTCAAGGAATAACTGGTCCAACGGGTGCTAAAGGCGATCAGGGAATAACAGGCCCAACGGGACCTAAGGGTTCAACGGGTAGTACAGGCCCTACAGGAGCAGACTCAACAGTTCCAGGTCCCACAGGACCAACCGGTCCAAAGGGTGCTACTGGAGCAAAGGGTGCTACTGGAGCTACTGGGGCTGATTCTACTGTACCAGGTCCTACTGGACCGACTGGTCCACAAGGTATTCAGGGTGTTCAAGGTATTACAGGGCCAACTGGAAGTCAGGGCATTCAAGGCAGTACAGGTCCAAAAGGTGCAACAGGTAGTACAGGACCACAAGGTGTTAAGGGTGATAAAGGAGTAACAGGAGCGACTGGACCCACGGGAGCAGACAGTACAGTACCTGGACCAACTGGACCTACAGGACCCCAGGGAGTGCAAGGTAGTACGGGACCAACTGGACCACAGGGACCCCAGGGTGTGCAGGGACCTACTGGTGCAAAAGGAAGTACGGGAGCAACAGGTCCACAAGGCGAAGAAGGACCAACAGGTCCTACTGGTGGTACTGGAGACCCTGGAGATATTTACGCAACAACTTCAAGTACTTCTATCAATTTAGGAACAGTTACAGGAGAAAACTCTATTACAGTTGATAGTGGTTTGGCTTATACAGCCGCACAGTCAATTATCATAGCAAACAGTGCAGTAAACTACATAGAGGCAACAGTAGTCTCTTATACAGGAACGACATTAACTTACAATGTAGGAACAGTTTATGGTACGGGAACTCATACTTCTTGGGATGTTAACCTAGCAGGAGCCCCTGGACCAAAGGGTGCGACGGGACCAACTGGTCCTAAAGGAGCGACGGGA